AGAAAGGAACCCAACAATGGACAGCACCGACAGGGCTCAACAAAATGCTTCACACGGTGCCAACAAGCGTCCACGCACGCTTCTCATACCAAATCCCAACCCCTGCAAGAGCATGAAACTTCGGATGGTGATTGGAGGATGGACAGACTACTACGTAAACCACTCTGATAACTGGGCAGCATTCAATGTCCATGGAGTGCGAGTTGTCGCTCACGATAATAACCCTGACAGTGACGTCATTATTTTCCAGTGGGGGTTCAACACACTAAGAACAACCATCGGTGGAATTGTCAGGACATTGACTATGATTGACAAGTGTCTTGAGGTGTAAAAACGATGTGGGAATGCATTAATGGCGAGTGGATCTGGATGGACAAGGAGATGGGAGCGGATGAGTATGAACGACAGAATTCTGCTGAGGTTTACGCAGGCTATTCTCCTGCTGACATGCGGGATCATGGCAAGCGCCTTAGTACGGGCGGGGTTGCTCTCGGTGTCGCTGGGGGTATGATTGCTGCGAAGGCTGTGCCAAGGATTGGGGGGTGGCTGTTGTGGATCGGAGTATTGTTTTTCGTAGTAATGATTGCGATGTGACATTCCCCGAACAGTTCACGGTAAGGAAGTACAATACCAATCTGGACTACACGAACCACAAGGTTATTCGGTACACCACATCAAATACTTACACATTCGTGTACTGTATGATGAGATCCCCGGAAAAGGTTGTTGTACGACTAGACAGCAATGACATTGTTGCAACGAACGATTCCAAGTACGCACATTTTTCACACGACACTCCTGTAGACGCACTTGTTTGCGAGATGCTCACCAAGAGGAATTCATTGGTTACCTTGGAAGATACTTCACACACTTCACATCCTACCCTCTTTTAGATCTCCCGGCTGGACGGGTAACACCAGAATCAATCAAAACCAAGCCATACGAAAGGAAATGATCATGGCCGTTGTTTACTCTTCTCTCTCCGACGACTTTGCTGGCAAGAAGGCCTTTTTCACCGCTCAGAATTCTGCTGTTTCTTTTAAGGAGCTGAGGGGCAAAAAGATCGAGATTAAGGATATCGTAATCACTGAGGATGACGTGGTTGACACGGATACCGGTGAGGTTGAGACGCGTCGAGCAATTACGGTGATTGACAAGGATGGTGCAGCGTACGGGACTTCGTCTCAGACGGTTGTGGCCCAGATTCAGCGCCTTGTAGATATTCTTGGTGACGTGAAGACGTGGCCTGAGCCGGTGGCCGTGGAGGTCGGTTCGGCGAAGTCGGGTCGAGGTCGTGAGTACACGACCGTGACGCTGGCCTGAGTCGGGTAGAATAAGCACGCCCCCTGCCCCTTAGGGGGCAGGGGGTTTGTTATGGTTAAGTCTCATTGGGCTAAGCACTATAGGTCGTTTAAGCGCGGCGCGAAGCGTATTAGTAATACGGCGACCGACATTAGAGAGTTTGTCGGAGGATTAAATCTAAATGGCAATTTAGGCTTGCCAGACACTCTCGCGACAGAGTCTTCAGGACCTGCTAAGTTAGGTTCGGTTAAGGCTGATGCGAAGAGGCAGCATCGCTCTGAACTGGATAAAGCCCGTGACTTGCTTCAAGGTGAACGGGATCGGGCGATTCGGAAGATGTATAAGATGGCTACTAGTCGCGACGGTGCCGATATTCGTGGAACTAAGTATGACCCGCTGGGTAAGTCCGCAATTGGAAAGGTGACTTTGAAGAATGCAGCGAGAGAGCTTGAGCGTCTTAGTGAGTTCAATAATTCTGATAGCGTTTGGTATTTTGCTGACAGTAAAGGTAATCCCATTTCTGCTAAAGACGTTCGTCGTTATAAGCATGCTGTTCAACGCTATAATGACGACATAGAGAGATACGAACGCTCTGTTAGCGGCACAAAACTCCCCTACATGGGTGATATCACTGTGGGTGACTGGATTCGAGACTTTAGACCCAGCAAGACTTACCTGAGCGGCGGCTCGCACTATGCGCTCGAGCGAATGAACCCAGATAAACGCACCATTCATTTTGATTCCGCTGAAGCCATGCGCGAAAAGACTACTGCCATCCTCGACAATCTTTCGAAAGCCGCCAAGGCCAAGAAGCTTACCACGGCTAAGCAACAGATTGCTGCCATGCTCGATGTGATTGGAGATCCCCAACTCTATGATATTTTGACCGACATCCCCGATGACGTTCTTTGGCTTATGTGGACCGTCAACGGCGATTTTGCTAATCAATTATCGCTTATGTACGAAGCCGCCAAAGAGGGATATTTTGACAAGCGAAGAGCTAACGAGGACGTTTGGTACGACGACGTAGAGAACGCACATTCCGAAACACTTGCATTAATTAAAGAGATTAAGGCAGTGAAGATTAGACCGGAGGACGACTTCAGTGGTTCGCCAATCAACAAGCGCCGCAATCGTCGCCAGAAGCGTTAAACGAAGCCACAAAAAGATACCCTCATATTGCGCTGACTTTGAGACAACCACGCAAGAGGATGACTGTCGCGTATGGAGTTGGGGCATTATTAAGGTAGGGAAATTGTCTGATTATGTGGACGGAACGTCCCTCGACGGCTTCATACACCATATTGCAGCGCGAGCCGCATACATATATTTTCACAACCTTAAGTTTGATGGAATTTTTATTTTAGACTGGCTCCTTAAGCATGGATATAGTTGGACTAAAGAGAATCCCGGCGTTAAACAATTTTCATCTCTTATTTCTAGAATGGGTCAATTTTATTCGATTACAGTTGTGTTCGAAACTGGATACAGGATCGAGTTTCGCGACTCATTCAAGAAACTCCCTATGTCCGTATCAGCAATCGCTAAGTCATTCAATCTTCATGACCAAAAACTCGAGATTAATTATGAGAAGCCCAGACCGATAGGCTACATTCCAACAGAACAGGAGAGGCGTTACCAGAGGAACGACGTTGCTATTGTTGCTCAAGCATTAGAGATTCAGTTTTCTGAAAAAATGACGAAACTGACCGCAGGTGCAGACTCTTTAGCAACTTACAAGAAAATGACGGGAAAACTATTTATTCGTAGATTCCCCATACTATCTCCTGAGATTGACTCTGAAATCCGAAAGGCGTATCGCGGTGGCTTCACTTACGCTTCCCCGCGCTTCTCCCGAAGACTTAATGGAAAGGGCAGCGTCTACGACGTTAACTCACTTTATCCGTCAGTTATGCGCAATTCATTACTCCCCTACGGTGATCCATTATATTCTGAAGGAGGGCCTGTAACTCAAAGGCCTCTTTACATTTCATCTATCACAATTAAAGCTAAGTTAAAGCCAAATCATATTCCCTGTATTCAAATTAAAAAGAACTTGTCGTTCAATCCAACCGAATACCTTACAGAGATCAACGAACCAACCGAAGTTGTTGCAACCAATATTGACATAGGACTTTGGAAGAAACACTATAATTTAAAGATACTTTCATGGAACGGTACTTTTGAGTTTAGAGGTTCGCACGGATTCTTCGATGAATACGTAGATCATTTTATGGAAATTAAAAAGAATAGCGTTGGCGGCTTGCGTCAAATTGCAAAACTACACCTCAATAGCCTTTATGGAAAGTTCGCTACGAATCCCGACATTACCGGGAAACACCCAGTCTTGAAAGATAACCGAGTTTCACTAGAGATGAATGAAATGGAAACACGGGACCCAGTATACACACCGATGGGTGTGTTTATTACAGCACATGCTCGAAGCAAAACGATCATCGCAGCACAAGATAATTATGAAACCTTTGCTTATGCAGACACAGATTCACTCCACCTCGTTGGGCCCACGTCGCCGCCCGAGACGCTTTGGGTTGATCCTGTAGAACTTGGCGCATGGAAACATGAGGGAAACTTCACAAAATCTGTCTACATTCGAGCAAAACAGTATGCAGAAGAGATTGATGGTAAGCTGGACGTACATATTGCAGGGATGCCTCGCTCCGTGGCTTCCACATTAACATTGGATGACATGTTGACGGGAGGTCAATGGGGAGGTAAACTCATTCCCACAAGGGTTCCCGGAGGCGTGGTCCTCAAGGATACAACGTTTACACTCAAAGTTTGAAAGGCTGGTTTAATCATGGCTCGACCCGTTAGCGACAAGGCAACCGTTAAGTTCCGGCTCCCCAAGACGCTCATTTCCGACGTCGAAGAGCAGCATTGGACTGAGCGTCGTGACGTTAACGACATCGTGCGCGACGCTCTTATCGACTATCTCTCACAGAAGGCTCCCAAGTCAGCAAAGTGACTCAGGCCCGCGCGAGATGCAATCCGGTGATAAGGGCTCGCGACGGAATGGCTTGCAGGCCCCTGTTGGCACTGGCTGACATTGGGTATTAATGGTAGGCTAGGAACGCAAGTTCCTAGCCTACCATCTTGTTTAGGGGGATTAAATGGGCAAGGCAGATAAATATAAGGGTACCGGTAATGCTTCCGAGGATGCGAAGCGAACACAGGAGCAGACGAAGAAAAATCTTGAGAGCAAACCAGATAAGAATCGCGTCCCCACCACAGGGGTTACTGGAGACGCATTGGCCAACCCTGACTACCAGATGAAGCGGGCTCAGCAGCAGAATCGAGACACCGCACATCTTTCGCCCGAGCAGAAGAGGGACGCAGGTCTTCCTGAGAATAATGTCTATGATCCTGGCGACTCCGACGGCGACAAGAAAGCTGTCTCACCATCGGATCGAAACATGACCGGAGGAGACCCCAATCCAGTAAAGGACGAGGACCCATTCAAGGATACGAAGGCCGCATGGGATCACCTTGCTAGCGTGTTCGGAGACAAGGTGACTGCGCTTCAGAGCGAGTTAGAGGGACGTCTTTCAGGCATGTTAACTCCTACGGATCGGGAAACCGGAAATCCTTATGCCGGAGATGACGTGCCTGCCAGCAAGGAGATGACCGCCGACGACGTCAAGGCGGCGGTCGCATCTACGGCAGACGACGCTAAGGCTGTCGCTAAGGGCGTTGGTGAGGTTGGTGGCGCTGCTGCTGACCTCGCGGGTACAGCCTTAAAAGACGCTGGTAGTGCTACAATTAAGGGGATGGGGATCGACACTGATGCGGTTAAGAGTACTGGCAAGACTCTTGCAGGGCTTTCAGGTCTTTTCTCTTCAGGAGATAATCCTAATAGTTCTGTTCCTGATGGGAACTGGAAACCTAAGTCAATTTCCGATCTATTTACAAGGAATTAAATTATGCCTCGCCTACGTGATGATGTTTCAAACATCGATATGCTTAATGCGATTCGCTCTGATGCTCGCATGGATTATCAGCAGATGGTTCCTGAAGCCACCAAGGCTAATATTCAGGAGACCATTCAGGGCATCATGAGCGACAACGTTAGTCGGAACGAGTTCATGTCCGCCCTGATTAATCGCATTGGTTCCACGATCGTTCGCGATATCACTTGGAAGAACCCTCTCGCCATCTTTAAGGATGGCATGATGAATTTCGGTGACACCATTGAAGAGGTGCACATGAACTTCATTAAGCCAACTATTTATGACGAGAATCGCGATTATCTGGAGAAGGACGTCTTCGGTCAGACACGCCCGCCGGCCTACAGTGCTTTCCACACGATCAACCGCAAGGAAAAGTTCAAGGTCACCTTCAACCGCGATGTTCTCCGTCGTGCCTTTCTGAGCGACAATGGTCTCTCCGAGATGCTTTCTCAGACAATGTCTGTAGCCGCATCCTCGGACGAATGGAGTGAGTTCCTGACTATCTGTTCACTCTTCAAGACCTATGACGAGAAACATGGATTCCATCGCATTCAGATTCCTAACCTGAACGTGTTTGATGCGGACAAGAACCATACGGATATCGCGCTCAAGGCGCTTCGCGTGGCTGCGGACAAGATGCGCTACCCAACGCCGGCTTACAACGCAGCAGCGGTTCACTCGTTCGCCCGCCCTGAGAATCTCGTTCTTATTGCGACGCCCGAGTTCAAGGCTAACGTCGACGTCACCTCACTGTCTGCTGCGTTCAACCGCCAGGACGCTGAGGCCCCGTCGCACATTATCACTGTTCCTAACGAAGCCCTAGGCTTGCCGGACATCAGTGCGATTCTGACGACTCGGGAGTTCCTGCTGATTAAGGACGTTCTCCTTGAGAACCGTTCCATCCAGAATCCTGAGGGCCTTTACGACAACTACTGGCTGCACCACTGGTCTCTGATTTCCGCTTCACCGTTCACTCCGGCGATTGCTTTCGGCACGAAACAGAGCACTGTGATCGTTACCCCGAATAATGAGACGAACGCTGAGATTCAGTCAATCTCCATTAAAAACGGCAATGACGTTGAGACAACGGTTATGAGTCCGGGGTCGCTGCGTCAGGCGTCGATCGTGTGGAAGACGGCGCCAGCGAATAAGGGCTACGCTACGGACTGGTACTTCAAGGTGCCGCCGAAGAGCAAGGCTACGACGATTAGTAATGACGGCGTGCTCTCTATCGGTCCTAACGAACCGGACGGCTACTTGACTATCGGCGTGAATGTCGATACGAAGGGTCCTGCTGGCGCCAAGCCCGTTAACAAGGAGACTCAAATTCAGATTCAGACTCGAAAGTAGTGTATACTGAGTCAGTAACCGCCCCGCTATCCTCCGGGATGGCGGGGCTTACTGATAGGAGTAGATGTGAATCAAATCTATAATGAGCCGCCAGAGTCTCTCGCGGGGTTGTCATTTGATTATTCTGTGTGGTCTGCGGGCTCCGTTGTCACTATGTGTAACGTTCCTTTTGATAATACTTACCGCGACATTATTGATTGGGATGCTTACGGATGGACTCCATACCAGTACGTCAAGTCCTTCAATAACGTGAACAAGGTTGAGATCAACCAAATGACATACCTTGCACAGGGAAAGCCCATCCGCATCCCCACACCGTTTACCACGGCAAATCGGTATAACTATGTGATGGTTGAGAACCCAGGGCGCCCGATCGATTCAAAGAATTTCGAGGGGTACACGCCCCACGCTTTCTTTTATTTTATCACCAGCGTAGACTACGTTGCCCCCAACACCACGCAACTGACTCTTCAACTTGATGTCTGGTCAACCTACTATCAGCGTGTTAAGTTTGGACGATGCTACCTCGAGCGGGGTCATATGGGTATTGCGGCTCGCGATGCCTTCAATGATAATGGGCGCGAGTGGCTAACTCAGCCCGAGGGGCTGGACCTCGGTTCCGAGCATTATATCGCCAAAACGTACCGCCGCATGCTTGCTGACGTCGCAAACTTTGATTACAAGGTTATCATTACTTCGACAGTGGACCTGAATAACCGTCTCGGTTACGGTGACAAGAACAATCCTAAGGTTACTTGCGCGTCAGGCTCCCTTGCTGAAGGTGTTCCTAACGGGACTATTGTGTATGCGTGCACTCCTGACCAGTTCCTTACGGGAATGCGTGGACTGTGGGAGAAGCCGTGGGTCACCCAGGGAATTGGGTCAATTACCCTGGTTCCCAAGGATGTTGTGGATACTGGGCAGGCTGAGGAGGTTCCTGTCGGAGTTCTAGGTAACGTCGCCCAATGGTCCGTCATTAAGAAAGGGCATGTTTACATTAATCGCGAGTACGCAATTACAGAGAAAGATTTCCGCAAGGAGATCCTCGAGTCGATCCCCAAGGCATATCGTGAACTGAAGAAATTTTGTACCTCGCCTTATATGGTCCTAGAACTTACAACATATTCAGGTAACCCCGCAGAGTTTCGCCCTGAGTCTGTTATGACAACGGGAATTGGCGTGCGCCAGTACGCACACATCGTTCCACCTAACCCCTCGCTTTTCTTCTCCATCATGGACTACAACACTAAGTGGGGTGCCCGAATTGAGGAAAAGCGATCTAACCAGAGCCTCAATGAGCATGGCGAGGGATGGGATAATACTACGGGTTACACATCTCTTCCCACATTCTCCGCCATCAACAATGCTGCTCTTAACGCGCTGGCGTCGTCGGCTCACACCGCTGCGGCCCAGGTTAATAATGCGAAGTGGTCTCAGCAGCGTGCTCAACGTTCCGCAGTTGCTTCACGCGATATCGCTAACGCCGGCATTGCTGCGACGCAGGCTGGGGCGGAGAACTCTATGTGGGGGAACTCTGCTATGGCTGACAGCCAGTCCCGGTACAACAACATGCGTGCGGTCGTGCAAGCTGCACAGGGAGGAATGACTGCGCTGGGTGGCGTGATCGGACTTAACGGCCAGGCAGTGGGTGCCGGCATCGGGCAGGCTGCAACGGCCGGCGTCTCAGCCATGATCGCGAACTCTCAGGCACAGTCGACGGCGAATATTCAGAATCAGTTAGCCAGTGGCGCATCTCAGATCTCGCAGCAGCAGCAACGGACCGTAAGGGACACAAACTACGAGTTCGCACAGTTCGCCGCCAACGGCGACTATGAGGCGGCGATCGCCTCAATTAATGGGCAGCGCCAGGACATGCAGGTCATTCCGCCGTCAGTTATCGGGCAGACATCTGGGAACGTGTCTGCAATAGTTTCTCATGGACTTGTGATCGACTGTCGCGTGCGCATGCTTTCTCAGTCCGCCATCCGGCGTGTCGGGGACTACTGGTTGAGGTACGGATACCTCATGAACACGTGGATCAAGATGCCCAGTCGTCTCTCACTGATGACTGAGTTCACCTACTGGAAACTGGCCGAGTGCTATCTGGAGCGCGCGGACCTTCCTGAGACCTTTAAGGGGACTATCCGAGGAATCTTCGAGAAGGGCGTGACTCTGTGGAGGTCTCCTCAACGGATTGCTACAATCAACCCTAGGAACAACAGGATCGACTACACGAATCGGGTGACTCTAATTGCCTAAGAAAGATTATGTGAAGAATACGATTTACCGCGAGGTGATGGCTGCGAAGCCAACAACCTCAGAGAATCGTCAGGCTGCACTGGAGTTCATGTATAGACGCCAGCTAATGGGAAAGTGTATTTCCAGATTCACCTGGGAAGGTCTTCCTAACGGCATCGATCCCCGTTTCATCGAGACGACAATCTTCAACAATGGTTACAGCGTCTTTTACTACGACTCATTCTTTGAGTTATTCATGGCGATGCCCGCAACCATCTCTGGACCCCTAGACATCCAGGACAATCCTACCGGATACAGAGTGACGCGAAATGGTGTCTACTCTCGTGATGTTCCCGCCGCAGAATCTGTCTGCATCTGGGGCAATCAGATTCGCGTTCCAGAGATCGACGTCGTGCTCTCCTACGCCGCGCGTCTTGCTCAGATCGACCGCACCATCGAGATTGACCTACTCAATGAACGCAACCCCATGATTGTGGCGTGTTCTCAAGATCAGAGACTCACCGTGCAAAATCTCATCAGCAAGATCTATGATGGTGAACCCGTCGTTTGGGGTACCGAGAATCTTGCTGTTGATAATCTCGCATCGATGATCGGTGTTTTTCCGCTCAACCAAAACGCTGGCGCAGGCGCTGTTTCCAGTATTAAACATATGGAATCCAAGGCTAAGATTTGGGGCGAAGCCCTAACAATGCTCGGAATCATGAACGTAAACTCCGAGAAGCGTGAACGCATGGTTGTCGAAGAAGCCGCGGCAAATTCTGGACAAGTCTTGGCGTCACGCGAATCCTTCATGAAGCCGCGACAACTTGCGTGTGAACAGATCAACGAAAAATTTGGTCTTCAAGTCTCCTGTGAATGGGCCGTCGACGATAATGCCGCGCCCAATATGGACGACTATCTAGCGACTCAGAATCTCACAACTTATGAGACGGAGGAGTAATGCCCGCACAATTCACAATGCGCCTCAAGGATTTGGTGCGAATCACTGGCGATCATATCGGCCTGGATGACTACCCTATCTTCAACGAGGAGTATCGCAAGGTTCTCAATGACAGGATCAAACGCGAGTACTGGTTGCAGGAGATCGCGCACGAGACACCTGATATCTTCATCTGGCGACTTAAACTCAAGATGGAGCGTATCATGCCCCGGTATAACCGAATGTATGAAGCAGAACTGCTTAATAATGATCCTCTTGATGGTGGTCGTCGCGTCAATGAGACTTCTCAGGACGGACGCTCTCAGAACTCTGGATCCAACACCCAAAACAGCACTGGAGAGGGTAAGAACAACTCAACGGGTCGCACTGTTGGGTCCGACACTCCTCAGACGCGCCTGGCCGGGAACGGCGACTATGCTACGTCTATCAGTGACGCTAGCACTCACGGTAGCAGTGCTAACACTACTAAGTCGACGTCGTCCAGCACGGGCACCAACGATTACAGAAACAATCAGCACTCCCTGTCTACGGGGTACAATATGGGGAAGGGCGAGCAAATTGCTCGCTACCGGAACACTCTTGTTAATGTGGATGACTTTGTTATCACTGAACTGTCTGAATTGTTTATGGGGGTCTGGGATGGGGGTCAACCCCGCACACGTCATTACTTTAATTACGGAATCTACTGAGGAGAGATTATGCCACTGACCGATAAATCAAAGCGTTGGCTGCAAATCTATGAGCGGATGAACGCGGCACTGTACCTAATTGACACCATCAATATCAACAACGTTACGCCGTTCACGTATGGAGATGGACTCACATACTATGAGGTTCTTTCTAAGCTTCGAGAGGTAATCGGCGATGTTGTTGAATACGTTAATGAGTTCGGCGAGGAAGAGGCGAAAATTGTTGCCGACTTCAACGAGAGGGTAAAGAAATTCGTTAAAGACAATGAGTCTATTTTCGACAGTCAGCGTAACTCTTTCAGGAAGGCGCTTGAGGACCTAGATAAACAAACTAATGCATTCCTAGGCACACTCTTGACCGAGAAGTTCGAGAAACATCCTTCGGGAAAGTTCTTCACCACGACTGCCAAGGACGGGTCTCAGATCGCCGTCGCCAGTAGCCAAGGCATGCAGGAGGTCCTGGACGAACTGACAACGGTCCGATCCTCCGTCAATAGCAACAAGGCGAATGCTGACCGTCGACTGAACGACCTTGAGTCGAACAGCATTGTCAACCGAGTCAGCAAGTACCCACACACACTGATTCTTGGGTCGTCCAACGCGATCCTCACGGGATACTCGAACGGGACATGGGATGAATGGTGTCGAAGCAAGGGCGAGATTCCCCACAACTACGCTTCAAACGGTGGTGGGTTCACGTCAAACGACGACAACAACTTCAATACCATGCTCAACAATGCTGCCACGCAGATTTCCGCGTTTCAGCGGGACCTTGTGGGTCGCTGCTACATTATTGACATGATCTACGACATTCGCACGGGGCGCGATATCTCACAGCCCTTTGAGCGGTTTATGCAGAAACTAAAGGAGGGTTTCCCGAACTGCAAGGACATTATTGTCCTGCCGGCACTCTACAACGAGTGTGATGCGAACGACGACTTCAACATTGCACGCCGTTGCGCGTCGACGACGAACGCGATCAAACGCCTCGCCACCCCGTACGGTGCAGTCGTCTGCGAGGGTTCGAGGTCGTGGTTCCACAACGGTAGAGAACCGAAATTCTTCACCCCCGAAATGAATGTGCACTTCACCCCCGCAGGATACAAGTATGCACAGCAGCAGTTTGATGCATGGCTTCGCGGCGGATCAGGTTGGGTTAACTACGGTTGGGAGGACTTTACCGGCCTTGCGAACCTCAGTAATGTTCGGCAAAACAACTACCTGTACGCCGTATGTCGAAGGGAGCGTGACGACGTAACAATTCACGCAACCTTCGAGGTTGGGACCATCACCAACGGCGAGGTCCTGTTCAGACTCCCCGCCTGGGCACGTCCGTACACGAACTTCTATGTCACTATGTGGCAGGACTCAACTGCATTCAGGGGAAATGTTAACCATAACGGAAATATCATTGCCCTGAAAGACATTCCCGCGGGAACTCGACTCGCAATTGACGCCTCATACTCCATCTTCTAACACCCACGTCTGCCCCCATGTTAGAATGGGGGCAGACGTCTATTTAAGGAGGGGATCATGGCCTGGGATGCCACAATGCAAAGGGTGTGGGTCAAGGCGATCGGCACTGTCGAATCGTCCATGAATTATAGTGCAATTAATTATAATGATCCTATTACAGTAGGAATCGGCCAGTGGTATGGAACTCGTGCCGCCGCAATTTTGAACAAGATGCGGGCCAAGGACCCCACCGGGTATGGCAGTGTGTCTATAGGCTTCCAGACCACTCTTGAATCTACACCCGAGACAAGTGCGTTCTGGAACACGTACTACCTACCTCGTAACGTTGGGGACACTCTCAAGAATTTTCTTATTCGCAACAAGGCAGTGCAGAGCGAACAGCTAATCATTGACGCCAATGCATACAAACCCATTGCTGAAAAGTATGGGATCAGTGTGGAATCAGAAACGGAAGTATTCATCCTGTTCTGTGTTGCCTACCACCAGTCCCCACAGCGAGCCATGCGTGTCATGAACCGAGTGGGAGGAGACGTGAGTCTCGAGGGGTTGCGCAACGCCTTGCTCTCCGACGGCGTCCTAGGCCAGTACTCCAATCGCTACAACACCGCATATACCATCATCAAATCAAAAGACACCAGTGGTGTAGAAGGTGGAAACTCCCCAACCCCCACAACCGATGGAAACGGCGGCAAGCCCTCAACGGTCAATAACGCGAACATTGCTATCGCGGGTGGAAACGCAATCATCACGGCCGACGGGAGTTACCTACTCCGGCTAAAGACCAAATACGGCGACGCTGAGGTTGCTCCCTATGGGGTCAACCAATGGGTGTGTAAGATGGACACCATTAACGCCAACATCAATGAGGTCATTAAGGATGCACAATCGAAAGTCGAGCAGGGTGGAGGATCTCCCTCCCCTTCCCCGGGCGGAGACGGCAGCAAGGGGGCGAAAGCGCTCCAGTGGATGATGTCTCGCATCGGCAAGTTCGCATACCGTCAGGCACCGGGGCGCCTCGATCCTGACCGCACAGGATTTGGCGATTGCTCCAGCACTGTCTACAGGGCCTACAAGGACACCTCGGGCACGTTCGTGGGGACCTGGACGGGTGACCAGTACTTCCGGGGGCGTGACGTCATGGGGCGCGGTGGTGGTGCCATGACAACCGCCCAGCGAGCTCTGCTCAAGCCTGGTGATCTTATTGTCATGGCATGGCGATCAACGGGTTCTTATTACCCCGAGACCGATCACGTAGAAATGGTTGTCGACTCGAACCGCCTGATCGGGCATGGAGGCAACCCTTATTATGGTCCTGTAATTACTAGCATTGATCGTCTCGCGGGGACGAGATGGTGGACTGTGAGGCGATACGATTGAAAAGGAAGTTTAGTTACTACTCATTCTCAAAAGTGCTCTCTTATGCGGGTGTCTTCAATATGATCATGGGTGCTCGAGGTCTAGGTAAGACTTACGGTGCCAAGAAAATCGTTATTAAGAACGCAATCAACAAGGGGCAGCAGTTCATCTATCTTCGACGCTACAAAACTGAACTCAAGGGTAGAAACAGTTTCTTTGCCGATATTCAGAATGAATTTCCTGATGAGGAATTTCGTGTAGAAGGACAGTTCGCACAGCGTAAAGTGGGGAAGAAATGGGAGACTATTGGATACTTCATCCCCCTCTCTACTGCCCAGGCGAATAAGTCTATCGCCTACCCGAACGTATACACCATCATCTTTGACGAGTTCATTATTGACAAGGGGTCGTTGCGATACCTGCCTGATGAGGCCAAGGTCTTCATGGATTTCTATTCTACTGTAGACCGCTACCAGGACCGTGTTCGCTGTCTCATGCTGTCCAACTCAGTGTCAATTATGAACCCCTACTTCATTCGATTCCATATTGAGCCTGAAGAGGGTGTTTCCCGGCATGCTGATGGATTCATTGTCACCGATTTCGTTGATAGCCAACAATTTCAGTCTGAAGTGGCTCACACTCGATTCGGGTCATTTATTACCAACTATGCTGAAGACTATGCTGAATATGCCATCTCCAACAAGTTCGCGGACAATTACGATGACTTTGTTATGAAAAAGTCTGGGAAAGCAAAATATGCTTTCTCACTCCGCTGTCCCGAGGGGGAGGTCTCTATCTGGATTGACGGTGCCACGTGGTTCGCTCAGCGTCGCCAACCACGAGGAGATCGTGTAAGATGGGCTTATAAGGTCACAGACTTGCGGGAGGGGGAGAGGCTACTTATGTATGGTGACAAAGTGTTGTCTATCATGAGGAGCACGTATCGAAAAGGACGACTTTTCTCTGACTCACCAGAGACTCGCAATATGTTCGCAGAAATCTTTGTCCGATGATTAATCTACCTCAAACGCTAGATGTAGCCGTGGTCGTCGGGATCATAACCTTGATGACTATTGTTGGAAAGTTCATCTACCGATTTACCCGATTTTTAGATCATCTCTCCGTAATGCTTACGGCGTGGGAGGGAACTCCTGATAGGCCCGGTGTTGTGGCACGGCTAGATGATATTGAGGATAAACTCAAAGACGTGCAATATCACGTGAAACCTAATCATGGCGGATCTACTATAGACGCCCAAAACCGCCAGTTGAAAGAAATTCTTTCATACCTTAAGGAGGAAAATAATGGGAGAGCATGAAGTCCCGAGCAAGGGCATCGATCCCAAGGTCCGCTTCTACGCCTACTGCGCATGTTTCGGAATCCTTGTAGCCCTTAGCGCCATGCGCGTAATCGATGGGTCCTATGTTGACGCAATCAACTTCATCGTTGCAGGATTCTTCGGAGTCGCCGCATACAACGTTCCGCGAGTAGGAGATAAGTAATGGCGACACGGGCAGACATTATCCGCGTCGCAAAAGGCGAAATCGGCTACAGCCGATGGGCCGACGAGGAAAACGGCACCAAATACGGACGCTGGTATGCTCGCGCTGTCGGCAACGACATGTTCGCGGCCAGCGGTGTCCCCTACTGCGACATGTTCGTCTCATGGGTCCTCTCCACCGTCGGCATCGCATGGCGATCCGCCTACGTCCCCGGACGCGAAGCCGAGGCTCGCCAGCGCGGCGTCCTCATCGACAAGTGGAACGTCCGACCCGGCGACGCCGTAACCTTCGATTGGCAGGGTGACGGAGAATCCGACCATATCGGAATCGCCGTCACCGCCCCCTATGGCAACAAGATCGACACTGTAGAGGGCAACACCTCATGGGGTTACTCTGGATCCCAAGGCAACGGTGGCGTCGTCGCCAGCAAGCAACGCGACATGGATGATATCGTCTACGGCATTCGGATCGTCGACGACTACGCCGTATCCCGAGCCAGCGACGGAACCAGCAACATCACCGGGATCCAGACCGCAATCGGTGCTGCCCCAGACAACATCCTAGGCCCCGACACCGAGAAGCGACTCTACGCCGTCGTCGCCGCCAGCGAATGGGCAGGAAGACACTTCCCCTTCGGAATCCAGTACACACAGTCCGTCGTTGGAACCAACCCCGACGGCGTGTGGGGAGACGCTAGCGACGCCGCACACGACCGAGTAGTCGCCGCTATCCAGCGAGCACTCGGAGTCGACGACGACGGCATCTGGGGCCCCGCGTCCCAGGCTGCCTGGGAACGCTACCGCAGGAACGCGAAGCGTCCCTAACTCAAGACACAGGTATCCCCCGGAGCATTCCAGCCACTCCGGGGGATACCTGTATTCAAATCACGTCAGTGATCTCACTACCCGACCTGACCTTCACCAGAGTGTGTTCCCAACCCTGTCCCGTCTTCTCAATCGTGTGCTCGCCCTCAGGTGTTGAAAACTCTACCTTCATTTTGTCATAAATACACGATGTGCCGGCAGTAAATTTCGCATTGATCTTTGCTGAGTCCTCTTCACTAAAAGTGCTGATAGCCTCGAGCAACTCAACACACACTTTCTTATATGAAATAGCCATTATTCATCCTTCAAATCACCTGCAATCCAATAAGGCCCATGTCGAGCACTGCCTCATTGCATTGATCAATCGTATCGTATGTATTTATCGTGCCACTCGAAGTCTCACCAACGGTCCAAGTCTCCACCGTGTAATCATTAATAATGCGGATCGCAATATATCCACAGTAAAGAATGTTTGCACCACCCTGAGTGTAGGCCTCGCGCATGCCATAAGATCGTAGCTTGCGTTTAACTCCATTAATTGACAACATTGTACTTCACCGTGTGATTAAGGAGAAAATGTGCGGCGAGCGGCAATTCATTTTCTGGAGACAGAGTGGTGTCGCCGTTGTGAGTCAAAGCCCACAAATCGCCATTCCTAGCAATAGTTAGCAATTCATTTCCGAACCAAACGTGGACAGAGTCGTTCTCATAAATATTTTCATCAACAATTCCGCCTAGGCGCATAAGTGTGAGGCGCGTATGTTTACTTAGCCTGGTCTTCTGTTTGCACATCGCACTTCAGCGACTTGATCAAAGCCACAGTCCTTTCGAGTGTATCGTTGTATTCGGTATTCTTAATATACCAATTGCTATCGCCGGTTCGCTCTAGAATAATTTGCTTGGACAATTCCTAATCCTGTCTCTGAAGAAATAATCAAGTCTGTCGCCATGATGTGGTATTCATTCGTAGTATTCTTATAGTAATGAATCCTCCCAGTATCGTGATAATAAGCAATGTTATACCCTTTCGTTAGGCATTCAGCGATGAAGTTAGAGATCTTCCAGTGTGTCAATATCTTGGATGCGGAATGATCTCCGTGATGTTCTCGTTTCATAGATTGTCCTCCAACCAGACAAGCAGCTCCCATTGTGATTGAGAGATATTCACGGTTTGATCGTAGTCATATACCACCCAAAAATTCGGAGAAGAACGAACTACTCTAAACTTATATAGATCCCCAATCACATAGCCTTCAGTCGGACCATGCTTGTAAGTCGAAGCCCTCCAACCACGAAGACGCCCCACCTTGGCTGCATGGACACCAATCAACTCACTAAGATCATCGGACTCCCTCATAGTCGATCGCCAATCCAGGCCAATAGCTCCCATTGTGAATCGAAATCCAACCAGTATTTTGTGGCCATGGCATGCCACTTATGATGATGATCCCTCTTGACCTCGTACTCCCGACCGTTAAGGAACAGAGAGCACGACCTATTGTTGGCGTCGACGTCGGTCACCTCAACGCCGTCCATCTCCTTGATCATAGGCCAAGCGCCGCGGCCAAAAATATCCGAAAGCGTACTAAATTCAAGCATAACTTACACACTCTCTATTTGAAGCCCGTTGAAATGTAGTCTAGTAAGTCGCTCCATTAATAACCTTTCTGTAAGCTGCCGAGTTGTCTTTGCCATCCAAGGATTTGTGCC